TCCACTTGCGTCTCTGAGGGGGCCTGGGAAGATTGCGAGCCGAGTTTGCTCTCCAGCTCTGCATAAGACTTGGCGAAGTCCTCCGGTGAAGTGAACTTCTCGGGGAGCCAAGAGGGACGTTCCGCAGGAGCGCCAGTGTTGGCCGGAGCCGAGGACGAACCTTCGGCTTCCGGCTTTACTGGAGGTGCTTCCTGTGCGGGGATTTGCACAGTGACGGTCATTGAACCTTAGTGGTCGATGCGGGTGACGTTGCCGAACACGGTGACGGTCTTGCCGTCCTCACGCTCGGAGGCTTGGGGTTCCGCAGGCGGGGTCGCTTCCGGTGCAGTGACTGCACTCAGAAGTTCCTCGACGTTGGCCTGCGGGGTCTCGTCGGCTTCGGACTTACGCCGTGCCATTAGGGGTCTCCATTTGCTGTTGGCCCGCCTGCGCTCGAAGAACCTCGGGGCCGAGTTTCTCCATCATCTGCTGCTGACGGGCTTGCTGCGCTTCCGCAGCCATCTCTTCTTCGGACTTGGTCAGGGTCTTAGCGTCGAAGCTGAGAGCCGTTGCGGCCAAGTTGATGACCGCCTGCGCCTTGCCGTAGGTGGACAGGGCGTCGGGGCCGAGGAGCTTGGCGACCACGTCAGCGAACATGAGGAGCCGCTGGAGGTCGTGACCGCGTCCGAGGGCTTCCATGCCCGTGATGATCGAGGGCTTGACCATCCCTTCGGGGAGGGCCGGGAGCTTACCGTCGCGTTCCATCTGGAACATGATGCGGTTGACCAGGGGGAGCTGGAACTCCTGCGCCAGGATCGAATAGACGCCACCGAGGGCGTCCTCCAGCTCGGAGGCCATCACGCGGATTTCCTCGGCAGTGACACGCTCGGCGTCACGCTGGATCGAGGAGGTGAGGAGGAACGCCTGGGCGAGCCGCAGCTCGATCCGCTGGACGCTTTCCATCGCAACCCGGAAGTCGTTGAACTTCTCAAGCTGCATCACGCTCACGTCCTCGCGGTTGCCCGTGCGGACGGCGAGGTTAGGGGCCTCGGCAATGGTCCGCTCTTGGGTCACACCGTTCGGGTTGACGAGGATCAGGACCCGCGCCGCCGCAGCGGAACCCTCAACGATTGCTCGCTGGAGGCCCTCGACGGAACGAAGGTCGCCAATGTACTCCTCGACGTGACCACGTCCGTAGTCCTCGCCGTCGATCTTCGCCCAACGGAGGAAGATGAACGGGGACTTGTCGATGGGGTACTTGCCCTTGGAACCGGGGACGATCTTGCCCTTGACCTCCTGATGCACATGGTAGAAGTCGCCTTCCCGGCGAAGCCATGTGTAGAGGTCGATGATGTCCTCGACGGACTTCTTGCTCTTGCCCTCGGCCTCTTCCTTGAGCGCCCGCTGCATCTCCGGGGGGAGGGCGAGGGGGCTGATCTTCTCATGGATGATGCCCTCAAGGACGTTCCCCATAGGATCGCGCTTCACCGCATAGCGGTCGAGGCGGTAGACCTTGAGGCCACCCTTGGGTGCCAGGTAGAGGGCGACGTTGCCAGCGACGAGGAGCTGCTTGAGCGCCTCGAAGCCTGAGACACGGATGCCCGTGGTTTCGAGTTCCGTCTGGACCGAACGCTCGATCTGTCCAAGCGCACTCTCCACCTCGGCTCTCGCGCCTTCGCGGCCCGTGAGTTCTTGGAGGGTGAAGTCGTCCAGCATGAGCCGGAAGAAGGCTTGGTTCGGAGGCAGGAGGGCCAGGAGGAGCTTCGAGGCTAGGTTATTGACGCCTCGCGCTCCCATGCCCTGAAAGGGGGTCGGGAGGTCATTCGCGGCTCCATGTCCCGCCCTCGGCATGAGGGACGGAATGGTCAGCGCCGCGCAATCCCGCGCTCTTTCGAGGTAGGGACTGCGAAGCGCCTGGAGCTGTGAGTAACGACCCGCTGCTGTCGTAGCGGGTTTCGCCACGTTAGCCTCGCGGTACGTTCAGGCCGGTGTTGCCTGCGACCTGCGGGGCGTTGAGGTCGATGCGAAGAGCCGAACGTCCCTTGCGACGGCTATCCACCGAGGCTTGCTCCTCGGCTCCACCCGTTCCAACCGTGCCTGCGTCGTCGCCAATGGCGATTGCAGCCGGGGGCGGGGGCGGGGCCGGTGGGGGACGCTCCGCGAGCTTCTTGAGTTCCGCGTCACGCTTCGCAGCTTCTGCGGCCTGCTGCTTCTGGAACTTGAGCTGCTCCTTCTGGAGCTTCTTGTTCTCTTCGTGGAGCTTCTTCTGTTGTTC